GAAAAAAGACGAAGGACAGCGTATGTACTGTTCAGAGTTTGTGGCTTGGGTATGGGGTGCTAAAGAAAATTATCGTATGTCACCTAGAGATTTATATGAATGGTGTTTAGTAAATAACTTTGTAGAGAAACAAGAAACTAATATCTAATGGAAATATTCAGCTTTATAACTGAGTCAGGACTACCACCTCTATTACTGTTTATACTGTTTATTATTATAGCTGTGTTCTACTTTTTCGGTAAGAACATAAATCTATATATAAAGAGCAGAATAGGAAACAAACAGAGGGCAGAGATTAAAGATTTAAAATCACACGATATATTCAACACCTTGCAACGAGTAAAGCAAGAAGTGTATTTTTTAAAGTTCTACACACATGGAAACTTTGATGCAACAAAGACTGCTATGTGTCAAGACTTCGTAAAGTACAAGTGCGAAATATGTGATGAACATTTCGAGAAGTTTGCAGAAAAGGACTTTAGTCTGGTAGGTATGGATCAGTTAAAAAGCATGATGTTAGATGCTATGTATGCGATGCATTCCGACTATATCAAAGCTACTAAGAATCATTGGTTAAATAGAGGTATATCTAAAGAGGATGCTGATTTTGTTATCTTATTGTTTGAGAAGTTTAGACACGATGTAGTTATGAGTTTCCAACACCGTATAGATGCAATATTTGCCTGTGAGCATTATGATACTAAGTTTAAGAAAATACTTGCTTGTTATGACATGTTTGCCTTTGGTATAGATTTATTACCTAAAGACCTACAAACAACATTCGAAGCAGTTAATGGCAGGTTTGCACAAATAAATTACAGATGAGTAAAATAGTAGAAATAGCAAAAGGTTATGTAGGACAGGAAGAACTACCTAACAACTCAGGTTTTAAGAATAAAGACTTTGAAAAGAGAATGAAAGAAGTTGGGTTCCAGAAGGGACAGGCTTGGTGTTCATACTTTGCAGAGTTAGTATGGAAAGAAGCAGGAGAAGATGTTAAGCCGTTTAGTGCATCGGCATTTAAAACCTATCTAAACTATGAGAAAGCAGGTAGAAAAGGCGAAGTAAAGCCAGTACCTGGTTCTTTAGTGGTGTGGCGATCCGTAGTAAATGGACAACCACAATGGACAGGACACATAGGTATTGTTGTAGAAGTTAGTGAGGATTCATTTAAAACTATCGAAGGTAATACTAATGCTAAAGGTGGCAGAGAGGGTGTACAAGTAGCTTTAAAAACAAGGCAATACAATTGGTCAGCAGAAAAAGGTTTAAGATTAATAGGTTTTATTCATCCGAATGATTAGATTTGTTGCTCCAAGATACGTTTAGATTGACAGTTAGGCCCTTAAGTGGGCCTTTCTTTTACCTACTAACTGAAAAATATTTTATTTTTTATTTTGTAGTAATCAATAAAGTGTTATATTTGTAGAGTCAATCAATAATAAACGTTATGAAAAATCAATTAAAATTACAGTATCGTTCGCTTAAGAGTGGCAATGCCAATATGTACTTAGAGCGCAACGGAGAAGAACTAGAATGCATTGTAGAGTTCAATGTGTCGATAGTTGGTACACGCTTAGACAAGTACGTGTATGGTTATGAAAAGACCATTAACGTAGAAGACCTAATAATAGAGGATATAGATGTTGAGATAGTAGAGGTTTTATTGTATGAACCTTATTGCCACGTGATAAACATAAATGCACGAAACGAAAAAAGGTTTATAGAAGAAATTACTAATGATTTCTTTACAAATGAAAGTGAGTGGTTAATTGATTATGATGAGTTATGAAACACGAATGGATAGTAAGAGCATCACAAGTAGGTGAGTTAATGACACAGGGCAGAAGTAAAGCCGATATGTGGGGAGAAACTGCAATGAAGTGCATACAGAAGGCAGTATTATTTAACAAGTACGGTATAGAACATAACTTTACTTCTAAATATACTGAAAAGGGCATAGAGTTAGAGCAGGATGCGATATATTTAGCCAAGCGAGTATTAGGATGGGATATTGATCCTGAAGCACCTAAACAAAGATTAGTTAATGATTGGGCGATTGGTGAGCCAGATGTAAACCAAAGCATCTTAGCGGATATAAAAAACAGTTGGAGTGCAGATAGTTTTCCGTTTTTTGATGTAGATTTAAAAAATAAATCCTATCTATACCAATTGCAGACCTATATGTGGTTGTCCGACAAGAGTGAGTCTGAACTAGTTTATTGCCTTTTATCGTGTACGGAAGCACAGATTCAAAATGAAGTAATAAGATTAACTTACAAGTTGATGGAACGCAGTAGTAATATATCTAAAAGCATGGCAGACATAGAATATGAAGCACAGCGAATAGTAGACAGTCAACTACGGTTCGATCATATACCTGAAATTTCACGTGTAAAGCGTTTTATTGTAAAAAGGGATGAAGATATCATTCAAGACATAAAAGAACGCATAGAAGCAGCTAGACCTATTTACGATCAAATATATAATGCGATATGAATATAATGCACATAGTACGTTTTTGGAAAAATAAAAGTATTCCACAGGACAAAGGAGGAAGTTTCAATTTAGAACTTTATTTAAGAATCTTAGAAATCAAGAACACATGTATAGACTTGAATACCACATTGGGCAAAAATTAGTAGAATCGTTTTATTTCCCTTCGCGACAGTTGGCCTTATGGAAAAGAAACCAGTTGAAAGGAAGTGGACATTATCAGTTAGGAACATTTAAAATCACAATGACATGACTATACAACCTAAACGCTTGGAATTGAGTTTAACCTTTGTAGATAGGTTAGGACTTAAAAGAATGTTAGCCGAAGTAATAAACGGTTATATCAATGGTGTTTCGCAGGATCGTATGATTATAGCGGATGACATCTTAGATTATAAGATTACAGAACACTTTGACGAGAAGAAAATGCGCTTTGAAGAAATATCTGGCCGTAAGTGTATAGTTATAAAGAGTAGCGTGTAACTAATAACCAACCGACATGACATTAAAACTAATTACCTTATTGACACTTATATCCATAGTAATAGTGTTACTAGGTTTAATAACTAAAAATAATTAAGATGAAACAGACAGCAGTAGAGTGGCTTATAGACAAGCTTTATGACATGAACATAAGAGTAACAGATGATGGAGAACATGGTCTTGAACTTTATGAAGCATTTAAAAAAGCCAAAGCAATGGAAAAAGAGCAGATAATTAAAGCACATGGTAATAAGCAAAAGACGAAAAGCAATCCAGAATCAATTGTAACATTTGGCTATACTTATACAGGCGAAATGTATTACAATGAAGAATTTAAAGGAATTAAACCAATAATATAAATCAGAATAAAATGAAAGACATAATAGTAATAACTATAGCAATATTATTAGCAATTCCAGCCATAATCGCTGCTTGGATTATATTAATTCAATTCATTAAACAAACCTTTAAATAAGAATAAGATGAAAACAAAAGAAATAGAACTAACAGCAGCTATCAGCATATTGCCAGTATTAGCTGATTACTTAGAAGACCAACCGTTCAATCAACTTACTAAAATGAAAACTAATACATTGATTTCTATGATACGCAACCTTGATAGGCATTTCATGGATATAGCATCACTAGAAGCTATTGAACAACAACATAACATCGCGTTATGGTTTAGAAATGAAATAAAGAATAAGAAATGAGTTTGTATAGAATCGAGTTTGTCATAGATGGATTCCCTGGTTATTGGCAAGGAGTGGCAGATAATAAACTACACGCAATAGAGAAATGTGGTGTTAAATATTCTCAAATCGTAAATATAGAAGTTATTATGGATTATTGGAAAGTTACTTACCTACAGAATGGACTGTATGGTTACTGGATAGGAATGGCTTATGATCGTGATCATGCTATAAGCAAAGCAAATGTAAATGATTATGATTTAGTAAGTGCAGAATTATTTGACGAAATAGAAACAAAAATTGATAAGCAATCAATTAAAAAATTAAATTAGCGTTCCTTTTAAACATACTCCCTCCTTTTGAAGTAGATGAACGCACTAATTAAGGAGGGTAGTTAAATCTCCTAA